CTTAGAATTATCTTCAAGAAAGTTCGGTCATGGAAATCAGGTTGAACATCCACAATCCCCCAAACCTGACCTGAATATCTAGGGTCATCAATGATAACTTTGTCATCATTTTTGGGTTGATAGCTTGTTAAGGGATCGCGAATTTTTATCGTTGCTCCATTCTTAACATTTTGGCTTCCTAAGATGCTCAAATCTTTATTGCTTGGGCTATACACATCCGCAAGTGTTTTAAACTTTTCAATCAGTTCTCCACCTCTTCCGTCAAATGATGTGTCAGGGCCTACTCGTTTAAAAGTAACTGAAGTTCGCATCGTGCCATTATTCGTTCGGTTAGAAGATTGAAGGACTTTCTGCGATTTTATCATCACTTTCCTCGCTTTCTTCAGGTTGATTAGCTAGAAAAACGTCACGAATATTTTGAGCATAGTTCTCTTTGAACTCATCAAGTGCATCATTGTAAGTATAACGTGAACGCTCATAGATTAACTCCTCAACTTCGGGGTCGGTGGCATCGGATACACCAACCAACTGAAGAATTGAAGTATAAGAGGCAATGAGCATTTTTGTTAAATTGGCAAGTTCATCAGGATCTTCTGTATTAATCCGCATCCTTTGCTTAAAAGATTTAAGATGACCTTCCGCCCAAGTTTCCGCATCGCTCATTTACTTCTCCTTTACTATTAAGCTTCTGTGACTGTAACTGGGGCTGTTGAATCATCACTCAATGTAACAATCCCACCGGTTACTTCCCCATCAGTTTTTGTAAGTTCTAGTGATTTAATACTCAATCCAGCTGCGCCTTTAGCACCAGTAGCACCTTTAGGTCCTACTTGTTCATTCTCAACAGCTTCTTCAAGCTTGTTTAATTTATCAGCGGTGATTGTATCACCATCTTTCCAGACTGTTGGTGTATAAGCCATTTGTTTCTCCTTTTAGTTTATAATTTTGATTCCCCCACGACTGCTAAGCCGACTTGGGGGGCATTAGGGTGTAGCTACCAATGTTACAACTTGAGCTGTATTATTGTCATAAGCTTTTCCGTAGTAGAAAGACTTGACAGTGTAAAGTTGCAAATCTTCAATTGCTAGGGTTTGGTCAAATTCACCCATTTTAGTTCCGCCCATGTAAGCCCAGTAGCGGTTAGCTGCAAAAATAACTGCTTTTCCTGCTGGTACTGCAATCGATTGAACAATTTCAACTCCAAATGGAAGCACTGCAACCCACTGGCCATTTTGAGTTAGATACATGAACTTAGCTAATGTTCCGTAATAATCATCCGGATTAACAAGTAATTTTACTTGCCCAGAAATATTTACAGATACTCCCTTGGCGTTTTTAGCAAGTTTTTGCATTAAAGGAGCAAGTTTTATTGCCGCTGTATCAGGGGTCAAATCAGATAAATCGCCATCTACAGCTTTATCTGGATAGGTTGTTTTTCCGTTTGATACTGTTCCATTTTCTAAGTCTTTCATCAAGCCAATTGGTTGATTGTCACCATCACCTACAACAAGAGCGGTTTCAAGTGCAAGAGCCATTGCTTCTGACATTTGAATGACAATGAAAGTTTTTAACCAGTCATAGCCATTTTCAAGTGCATCTTTAGGAATAGCAAGAAAGGCTGTCAATTTGCTTTGAGAGAAATCAACTTCTTTAAAAGTTTGGCTCAATTGGCCTTTAATATCTCCGAAGATTTCACCCCATTTTGCTACTCCGCCTGAAGCAAGAGAGTCAGCAATAACAGCTTTCATTTTCAAACCAGAGCTTTGGAATTTAATGATATTCAACAATGGGTGAGCTTGTTCTAATTCTGTGAACACTTGATTCATAATTTCAAGTGGAAGAGTAACATCAGCACCAGTTACACCAGAAGAAATATCATTAAAGAATTTTGTTTCGTTTTCAGAAAGTCCATTAGTTGGACGTGAAGCCATTAATTCGTTGATTTTATCTGATGTTGTAGCACTCATGTTTTCCATCATTTCAGTTCCAAGAGTGTTCATCATTTTGTCAAAAGCTTTAGATTGTGCTGCTTCATCCGCACCCTCTTTAACAGCATTTGTGTATTTTTCGACAGCTGCTTTGTAATTAGGTAGTTTTGTGTAATCCATTATTTAATTCCTCCAAACATTGGTTTAAATTTCTGATTTTTAAGCGGCTTGTCTGCCGAGTTTTTAACTTCCAATTCTGCTTTAACTGCAGATATTCTTTCATCAACCATATTGGTTAGTTGCTTCATTTGTTCAGGATTGAATTTAATATTCATTGTTGGTTCTTTGTCACTCTGCATAAGAGCATTTATTTTAGAGACAGCTTCATCAGAAAGTAGCAAATCGTCACTAGCAACCATCATTGGCGTTGCCTCGAACATGATTTCATCAACCAATCCGGCCTCTTTAGCTTGTTTGGCGTTATACCATGTTGTCGCATCCATTAACTCCTTTACTTCATCAATGCTCTTATTCATTTTTTGAGCATACATTTCAGCAAAACCTTCACTAAGATTTTTTGAAGCGCCTGATGCATTACCCAAATCGCGATAATCGCCTTGTGCACCCGACTGCACATTGTGTATCATTACTGATGCACTTGGAGAAATTGCAACATGATCTGCGCCAAGCATGACGATTGTAGCTGCACTGGCACTATTTCCAGTTATTTCAACGTTTACTTTACCTGGATATTTTTTTAATGCAGTATACATATCGCTTGCAGCTGTAATTTCTCCGCCACCTGAACTCATAGAAAGAAGAACATCTTCTCCTTTTGCATTTTCTAAAAAATCTGTCATAGTTTTAGGAGTGACATTGCTACGCTTAACAAAGTCATATACTGGACCAAGTGCATCGGGAATTATAGTCCCATTAAATTTAAGTGTCTTCACTATTTTTTCCTTTCTCTTCATAATTTTTCGTCATAATAAACCTATCACCATCTTCTGTTGGTGGTAAATTGACGGCCTCACGAACTTCATTGACTTTTATAACACCACTAGAACCCGCCTTATCGATTGCATCAGCTCGATCAAGAATATTAACTGTTTTATAGCCTGTCATTTGTAAAGTATTACCATTCATAAACCCTGACTCTTTTATTAAAAGACTGGCAAATCCTTCTGCTAACTTGTTTCCGATAGGAACTGCTGCAGATTCAATTGCTAAATCTAAATTCTCAGAGTTATTTGCAGTCTCTCCAAGAACTAAAGCTGGTGGAATTCCTAGCAATCCAGCTATTTCACCAATAAAAATCTTCTTTAATGTTCCAAAATCCGTGATTTGATTTTGAAGCGTTGCTGATTTACTAGAAGAAATTTCATCATAAGCAGACTTTGATTTATCACCTTCTGGAAGTAAAACAACTGGATCATTCAAAAGTTTATCGAAAAGAGTAGTCGCATATTGTTGTTGAACTTTTATCTTTTCCTTGTTTTCAAGTTCGTTGTTAACTGGAATGTTGATTTTTGCTCTTAACTGACCAACACGAAGTTGATTCGCTATCAATATCCCAAAGAGTTTCCCATAATCTCCCCATAAACTATCGACATACTTTTTTATCCCAATATTGTCATTATCTAAGTGAAAACAATCAACTCCTTGTGTGAATACTTTATCAAAATACTTTTGAGCATACGGGCCTGAATTCGGAGCATTTGTGACATTGCTGCTTGAGAAATTAATTGTTACTCCAGAAAAAGTATTTCCATCCAAAGAGTAATTTGTCACGAAATTATCTGCAATATAGAACTTATCATTATCTCTGATAACTAATAACTCGCCATTGAGCAGCTTTTTAACCATTGCCACTTTAAATTCACTAGCCGTTTGATTTGGATTAGGTTTCACATTCAAAGCATAGTTAAACTCCGAATCAGTAATAGAACTCTCATTTTTGAATACAAATTTCCCTTTAGAAATTAACCGTGCTAAGTAAGTCACACAAGATTCTAAAGCAGCATTTTTCATTCCTAGGGTAGTCTGTGCATTAAATAATGCAGTGTAACCAGAAATATCGGTGCCAATATTTTTGGTTTTGAGCGACGACCAAATATTTGAAAATAGTCCCACATTCTCTCCTTTCCGTCTCTTTTATCTTAAGTTTAATAGAAAAGTAGAGCGAAAAAGTAGCGTTTTTATAAAGAAAAAGAGCATCATCTCTGATACTCTTAGAAGCGTTGTTGCACTGGATAACTAATATTTTATTGCTAACTTCTTCCTGAAATTAATTATGCTGGAATTTTACTCTAAAAAAGTATTGATTATCCCATGAACCAGCCCAAATTATCATAAAAATCTGTAGAATCAACTTCATTTAGTAAATCAGCCTTGAACATCGCTGCTTCAAAAGCTTTAAATCCATCTGTTTTTCGTCTGACATCTTCTTTTTTGATATATTCCACATTCCCGTCTTTTTTTAAATGTCTAAGTACGTTATTTGTGTACCACCGCATCATATCATTATCACCAAAATTAATTTTTTGATTAGCAAAACTGTCCTCAATTACCGTTGATAATTGCGCATCAATAGCCCTAAAGTTGCGGATAACTTCCACACGATAACCAAGCGGTTCTTCAAATTTACCATTCCAAGAGACTTCGAATCCCGCTTCTTCAAATAATGGTTGGAGGAAGCCTTTCATTTTATAACCATCTCCACTTATTGTTTGGAAATCATAACCTTCTTCATCACGCATTCGAACGAACCAATCTACAACATGTTGTGGATCCATTGACGGCTCATCTAAGACGGTAAGTAATCCTTCATCTTCCCATTGTCTAATTGGAGCAAATCGCCGCTTTCCATTGACATTTTCGTTTGGTTTAGAATAACTATAAACCCTATCAACAAATTCTTTACGAACAAAGGAATGACATTTAAAAACATAATTCCCATCAATCTTAAACAAAGCACCAACTGCAATAAAGTCGCGAGTAGAGGCAAAGTCAAAGCCACCAACCGCAGGTAGATTTCTTAATTCTGGAAATTCTTTTTTGGTTGCTTTTAATTCTTCATAAGTTGCCACACTTCTTTCGATGTCAGTTACTGGGAAATTTTGGCGCTTAGTCATGAATTCATCTCGTCCGCTAGGATTTAACTCTAAGTCCTCATATTCTTCAAGAACTGTTTCAAAAAGACCTTGTGCATACTCGGTCATTGGAAGTGAAAACATAGGACTTGATAATTCCCAAAGTGTAGGATCATCAACCTGTTCTGCCTTGTCCAACTTACAAATGAATGGGAAAATAGCATTCCATTTTGCTTCGCCCTTAAGAACTTTAAGTGCCATATCTTTCATCTGGTCAATAAAGCCATCGCGCACATAACCATCAGTTCCTATATAAAATTCACGTGGATTAGGTCGCTTACCTAACCCAGAAATATGTACTTTTACATCTTTATTGCTTTCATATTGGTGGATTTCATCAAAGATAACCGCCCCATCTCGAAGTCCATCCTTAGTATTTCCATTTGAAGTTCTGAATTTAAAGAGCGATTTTGTTTGTAAATTTTTTATTTCTGATTTACGTGGCTTACCAAATAGTTCTTCTAATTCTTCATGGTTTTCAATTGTGTCGTGAACTTCATCAAAACTTGTTTTGGCTTGGTCCTCACTGTTGGCCACAATTGAAATATTATAATTAGGGATTCCATGCATAGGGGTAGTTAGATAACTTCCTATTGCAGAAAGTAATCCATTTTTACCATTCCCCCTGGCAATCATGATTAATATTTTTCGATAAACATTCCGATGATTTTCTGAAAAATATAAGAAAATAAAACTGATAATGAATTTTTGGAAATCTTCCAATTCAAAGAAATATTTCTCTGTATATCCAATGCAATTCTCGATTTGTTCAACGTCAAAAAGTACCTCGCCTGATTCGAGACGAGGCACTACCTCACGTTTAATATAATCAGCAAGTAATTTTCGTTCATAGTTGAATTTGACCATGCCCGCATAATAACTGTCAATGTAATTTTGAACGTAATCGATCACTTCGTAAATTTACTCCAATCTTTTTCGCCACTATTTTTAGGTTTTGATGTTCGTTTTTCTTCAAAAAATTCATCTAACTTAATTAAGGCAGCATTTACTTTTACTTTTTCTGCAATTGCAGGGTGTGGTTTTTTTATCTCATTTTCACCAGACGGGACCAAAATCATCACCCCTTCTTTTTCAATTGCTTTGCTTAAATTCTCAAAGTTAGAAACTAAACTACAATAACGATAGACTTTTTCTAGCTCCGCGGGAGAATTTTCATCAATTAACGAGAGTAACTCCTTTACTAAAGAACCGTTCTCAGTTTTCGAAAAATTCTCAATGCTGTTCTCAGTTTTTTTATCTTTAATCAATAAAAAATAATCAATATCAAGGATGATTTCTTGTAAATCCACTTCCAAAACTTGAGCAATTTTTAACCAAATATTTTTATCTTTTGGTTTACGTTTGCCATTGGCATAGTAAGAAAGTTGGCTATTTGTTACTTTTATTTCTTGGGCAGATAAAAGTTTTCTTAAATCAGAAAAACTCATTTTTTTATCTTTTAAGATTTCTTTCAATCTAGTTCCGAACATTATCAGCTCCCCTCTATAAAATCATTCGTATTTTTGGTTAAAAGACCCCAACCGGTCTGTGGTAAATTTGTAATTAGACCCGATTTTTTTAGACCCGGGGGTATATTTTAATTATTTTTCTGTAATTTCCGAACAATAAAATCAGAATTCAAAAGTTTCATCATCAAATTGCTTGTCCTTGTGTCTGTTGTGCCTGATGTTGTGGCAGTCATGGCACAAGGTGCGAAGGTTAGTAGGCTCTAGTGCAAGCTCTGGATGATACTCAAGTTCCTTGATATGATCTATCTCTAGTGTCGCAGTCTTAGC